CAGAACGCCCGCTTACGCAGGGTTAGGAAAGACGAGGTCTCCTTCTGATGCTCAAACGGAGTGAGCGCCATAGGCCGCGGCCACTTGTAGTCGCGGATGATAGGTGACGGAACGTTCTTGACATTAAGCTTGCTCAGCGTCAAGGCTTCCTTAAAACCCCAGTTCACAGACACCTCGTACCGACCATCCCCATAGTTGTTGACTATCTTGCTCTCAGGGATAGTCTCGGTGATGCGAGCGGGGAACTTGGTTTTGATAACCAGCGTACGACCTGCTAGGACTTGCATTACTTCATCGACCCATCTGAGTTGCGTTTGAACGAGCGGTTCTTAGATGGTGACTCAAGCCGTACACCGTCAGCATTGCTGCCACCCTTACTAAGAGCTTTAACGTGTGCGACATCCTTGCCCGCTCGGTCTACACCTTTAGCGTCCAGCTTACGCCGCGCCTTCTGGCGCTCCAGCTTGTTGGGTATATCCCCACGGTCAAGCTGTTGCTGATATTCTTTTTTGTATGGGCGTGGTTTATTTACGTATGGCATTTCTTTTCTCCTTCATAATTAAAACTTTCGTTTTTGGTTTAGGACAATCTTCGGGCGGTACAACTGCACACCATACGGCATGCGGCGGTTCGCTGGATACTATATGCCATCGGTCAATGTACGTATCAGGCATATCCCTCAACGCATTACGCACAGTGTCAGGTTTCAGTTCGAGTCGCTCAGATATCTCAATAGAGGTAAGTCCATCGTGGTACTGGTGTAACAGTTTACGTATGCTTGGGTGCGTTGATTTCATTTGCGTCCTTAGTAAAGTACCATTTCCACCTACGTTCCTTAGCAATACGGGCAAGGTGTTCTTTAATATACAGTTCAACGGGTATGCCCAACTTTCTAACTATGGCTATTTCAGATTGGAGCATTAGTACCTTGCCAATTTTGTTTTGACCTCTGACCTTGCGGACTAGCATGTGTTCTTCTCCTTTAGCCATTCTTGAATGCGAACAAATGCAACTAAATAATTACCATTCTCGGCAAGCCGTGTGGCTTCCAAGAATTGCGCCTCCGTCAGCCCCACCCAAGGGCGTTGTAATTTGTTAACCATGCCATACGCATCAAGCATACTAATCACAAGAATTGTTCGGCCTTCGCTGTCATCGTAGATAGTTTCGTACATACACTTGGATGGCACAAACTCTAAAAATTCTTCGTATGTCATTCCACCACCTCCTGCTTTGCGGTTAATCCTTCCAAGCGTTTAATTCTTGCTACGTTATAGGCAACGATGGCGGTGTGGTACTCCATGCTTGATTGATGGCGCAGTTTGGTGCGCTGCGCTTGTATCAGTTCCTCGGCGATAAGTTCCGCAGGGGTCGGCATGACCCAATGGTTTATCAGCCATTCCCATACGTTTTTTAAGTGGTTCATTTTGTGTCTCCTCTTGCTCGAATAAATGCTGCAACGGCGTGCTTGTCGAACCCATGCAATTGCTCCCATTGTTTTGCAACCTTCTCACGTTCGGCTGCTGCTACTAGTTTGGCAAAGGCTACAAGTTCTTTTGCGGCAAGGGCTACAAGTTCTTTTGAAAAGTTGTCAGTTACGGCAGGCCATAAACCAACCTCCCGCGCCATGCGGATAATGTCTTCTTGGTTCATTTGAATATGCTCCTTGTTAATACAGTTTTAGTTGGTTCGCACTGCACCACACTCGATGGCTGAATGGCAACGACGTACCCTGCAATAAAGGCAACGGTTGCTACCATACCCACTAAGGTCATAAGTTCTAAAAAGCCATTCCATATCTTTTCCCATGTAGATGGTGTTTCTTCTTCGTCTTCGACCAGTTGAATTTTTATCTTACCCATGTTGTGTCCTTGGTTGAGGGGGGTGCTAGCCCCCTGAAACTTAAACTGTTTTGCCTGTCTGGAGTCTGTCGGAGACCAGCTTGGCATAGCCCGCGATGTCAACCCAGCTATCAGCGTAGTCAGCGTCACCGTTCACGATACGGCCTAGCTTGACGCAGATCATGTCCAGCGCCTCGGCTTGGTCATACGAGTACGACTTACTGTGTACGCCAGAGTGCTCACGCAGAACATTCTTGAGTTTGTAAGTCACGGCGGCTTGGTCTATGAACTTGCCATATTTTGTACCCCGCTCTGCCAGCGTTGCATCAATACCCTCGGTCGGTGCCCCTTGCATGCGGTGGCGGGGTCGCGCAGCAGCTTGGCGCAGCATCTCTGCTCTATCCTCAGCGCTCATGCCATTTGGGTTTTGATTTTCTGCCACCTCGTCTACAACAGACCCCTCTTCGTCCGGTTGTACTTTGGTCATGCTTCGCTTGGCCATGTACGCAACTTGGTACCTGACACCAAACTCCGCAGCCACTTGGGCCACTGACATCTTAGGGTTCTTTGTAAAAAAACGACGTATCTTCTCAATGCGGGAAAGTTTCTTGGCCATTATTTAGCTCCTTGGTTGTGATCACAGGTTGAAACCGGGCAGTAGCCACGGCAAGTAAAGTTGGGTTTAGGATTCCATACTTTATTTTGTACGGATGCCTCTAGCTGCCCAACGTCAGACACCCACGAAACCCACAGATCGCTCTGTTGGTCAGCGAGGTATTCGGTCTTCACGAAGTCTTCAGCGAACAGGAACAACAGCCCTGCCTTGACTTTCTTGATGTGAGGAAAATGTTTAAAGATCGCAAGCGATAAAATCTCCAGCTGCTTGAGGTCAGCGTACTTGCTACTCTTGCCGGTCTTGTAGTCAACGGTCAACGCCTTGTCGTCTTGCAGGATGATCAAGTCAGCAATGCCGCGCCACCATACGTTCTTGTCAAAGAACCCGCATGGCTTGAGGTCAACAGTCAGGCCAAGCTTGTTCTCGCACAACTTCTGGCCGGAGATTGCGTTAAGCCTATCGAGTGCAGGTTGTATGTCTTTCGCGTATTTCTCTGGAATCGGTTTGTTTGACTCAATGTACTCCTGCGCGATCTTGTGAATCTCGTTGCCAAACGTGAGTGCGTCGCTCGGTGCTTCCTTCACATCCTTGGCAATGCGTAGATGAAAGTATTTCTTGGGGCACTGCTGATACAGCGACAGGTTGCTATAAGACCACGTTACAGGCTTTTCCATTAACAATCTCCATAAGTTAGAGCCATTCCGGACTCACAGTTGAGGGGTAGGCCAGCGGCCCACGAGGGGGAAGTACGCATGCAATTCTCGATGTAGGCTTGCGCCTCCTTACCTTCTTCGATGGGGACCACGCAAGCAATCGCATCGTGCACAGTCAGCACCACACGATAACGATTCTCGATCTCAATCATCTGCTCGCCGATAATGCAGCGGGCTACAGCTTGGCAAAGGTTCTCGGCTACCTTGCCGCCGTAGATACGGTTAATCCCGTACCGCGCCTCGTAAGAATACTGCCCGTCACTCATGCGCTGGAGTCCGGGATAGTTCAAGTACAGGTTGTTGGGTAACCTAATGCCTGTGAATGGGGACATCTCCAACAGTTGAACGACATCCACATCGCCAACGTCTTTCTGGGTGGTCATAGCAGAGAGCACAAGGTTGAGGTGATTCCACCATTGAGCGATGCGGGTATTGTTTTGGCGGTACTGCTTGATGATGTGCTTGCAGGTATCGAGGTCTACATTTTTACCCATGCCGCGCAGCTGTAACTGAAACTTAACCGCGCCCATGCCGTAGCCCGCGCCAAGCACTGTAGTCTTGCCAATGAATCGCTCGGCGTCTGTAATCTCCTCGGCATCCTTGTTATATATACGTGAGGCCATGTACTTGTACACATCCTGCTTGTCGGCGAACAACTGCAACACGTCCGTCTGCCCCGACAGCCACGCCAGCACACGGGCTTCAATCTGTGATGAGTCGCAGTCAATGATGACGTAACCCTTGGGCGCGACAATACAACGTTTGAGTTTGTTGGCTTGGATGCCACGGCTCGGTAGGTTTTGCAGGTTGATCGAATCAGCGCCACCCCAACGTCCTGTATGTGCAGCATAGAACTTCAGTGGGATAGGCAGCTTATGCTCATGCGTCCGGCCAGCGATCTCAATGAACCGCTGCGTCCGTGTCTGCTCCAGTGTTGACTTAGTCCCAAGCCGCGCTGCTACAACCGCTTGCACCCGATCATCCTCGTGGTCTAGCAGAGCAATGAATCCTTCGTCGCTCTTGGCGAACGCGTAGGTCTCCTTCTCCGTAGTTGGGCTAATCTTCATGGGTGGGTACACCCCCATAGACTCCAGCAATGCAGCAAACTTCTTGTTGCTGTTAAGAATCTCAGGTGTAATTTTGGCTTCCACAAATAGTTTCTGCTTGCGCTCATGCACCTCGGCCAAGTGCGATTTGAGGTGGTCTACGTTGAGTTCCAGCACAGGGTCACTAAACATACGGATGGTGATGTCTATGAGACGCTTCTCGCTGATAGGAAAGCTAGTGTTTAATTCCTTGTACAGCGCATAGGTCAAGTCCACGTCGTTCATACAGTAGTTGCCGTACAGGTGAAGATCGCCCGTTGTAAAGTCAGCGCGGTGCTTACCCTTTGCGTTATCAACTTCCGTTCCCTTTTGGCCTAACCCGAAGTGCAACGCTAGCTTCGCCAGCCCGACACTCGCATTGGGGCCAAGCAACGCACGAGCCATAGACAGCGTATCAAGCCATGCTTTCGGGCGGATGCCGTAGCGCCATGTCAGGATGGCTGCGTCAAACATTGCGTTATGGGCTAACGCGAAATGGTTGGCCCAATCGAACTGGTGCAGCCAAAAAGCTGTGTCCGCGTCACTGCCGCTGAACCACTGCGTAGGCTCATCGTTCACCTTAACGGCTACCCCGATGGTTTCAAACTGCTCCCCCCGCACATATTCCTCAGTCGTCAGCTTTGACAGACTAAAGTCTTTGTCGTAGTAGGACTCAAAATCCAGAGTGATCATCGGTATTGACTGGCTGAGTTTAGGTAAGGATTTGCTGAGTTCTGCAAAGAAGTCATGTTGAGTTGCCGATTCCACGCATCTTGAGCACTAGAGGATGAGGTGATGTTTTGAAGGACAGGAGAGTGCTTACTACGCCCTGTACTCCTGATCTCTCCCTCGACGTTGTTATACACAACAACATTCATAGCGCCTACTAAAGTTTCGCGCCTTGCCACCTTCTTGATAGCCCCAGCTAAAAGTCTGCGCTCAACAAAATTAAATTTACCGTGGCGAAGTAAATGCTCAGCGGATTGGAAACTACTATCAACCGTAGAATCCGTCGCG